TTTTCTCAGACTATTTAGCAAAAATTTATATTGCATATCTTTGTTAAGATGAGAATGCATGTTCATTTGATTAACAAACAGCACAGCATCCATATGTCCCGATAAGCAGCGATTGACAATGTATGGGGGATAAGACTTGATGTCTTCACTCAAATCTTCTTTGTTGATGTTGATACTATTGAGCCAGTCTTTGAGTTCCATAATTAAAGAGTACGAGTTCCTTGCGTTCTTTCTGCTCTCGCATATACTCACCTACAGAACGCATTGTATAGGTAAGACCAAACTCTCCTGCTTCCCAAGTTTTGAATCTTTCTTTGACCAGTTGAGACGAATTATAAGATATGAGTTGAGGAGCAACAAAGCGATCACAATTACTAGCAAAGACATCATGATCAAAGGACTTGTGCATATCACCCTTCTTACCATACAAGTTATCTTTGATATCGTATGGAGGATCTAAGTATGTGAAAGTATCTCGGTTGTCAGTTAAGAGTTTCTCATAACTGATGTTTGTGATCTTCCAGTTTTCAATTATCTGGGTGTAACCTGGAAGCTTCTCGATTCCTCGCATTGAGAAGTTGGAGTCAGACGCTTGCCTGCTAAAGGATGAGGACTCAGTGAGACCAGAAAAAGAGCACTTGTTAACAACGTAGAAACTACAAGCACGAAATAAAGGGGAAATGGAATGGTCATTTACAAGTTCCTTTGATTCTAAAAACAATCCTCTGGCGGATTCTTGATCGGGATAGCGAGACTTCAGTTCCTGAAGACGCTTGAACATTTTGTATCCATCATCCTGCAAAGTCTTCCAGAAGTTGACCAGAGGTTCATACAAATCATTCACCCAGATGTCTAGGTGCGGATACTTCTTTGTGATATGGATGGCTACACTGCCACCACCAAGGAAAGGTTCACGAAACTCTCTGTAGTCCCTGAGATCAGGGAGAAAGGTTTCTAGTTTAACGCAAGCACGGGACTTACCCCCTGGATAACGTAGTGGTGTCTTGTAGGACTTCATCAGATAATTAGTTTCTTTTCATCAGGAGTAATGACTTTGCTGCCATAAAGTTCATTATACTTCTTGGTGACAGTTGGATCTACTTCAGCAACGTAAATAACGTGCTTTCGATCCAGAGTAATTTCAGGTTTCTCCCTATCAATTACAGTTGCCCATGGCATAAATCCATAGGATTGTCCGTTGGGTAGAACCACCAGACCATGTTGAACAGTGATAGTATCATCGGTTTCAGAAACAAGTTCTGCGATGACTTCTTCACCAGTTACGACGCGAATAAGTTTGAGATCGATCATTTGAAGTTACACTCCATTTCATTAGATTGTTCTTTGATAAGTTCAACTTTGATAAGTTCAACGAGAGTATCACTCGGAGATTTACCATGTTCTTTTGCAATTTCTTCCAACATATTATAACACTTTTCACCCTCTTGTCCAACAAATTGAATTTCTCCATCTTCCCACTCTTGAAAGAGTGGATTAAAAACTGGTTCAATAATTTTTAACCAATCATCTGCATTTTGTTTTCCTTTGTTTGACATATTACCACCATAATGTTTTGTGGCGGCACGAGAGTTCTCTCTTTGAGTTGTATATTCTAAATTATCAACATGATTATTAGATGGATCGTGATCGATATGGTTAATAGTAACAGTTTGTTTGATCCAAGTTTTTGCATCTTCTGGAATATCATTCCAACAATCCTTCAATCTATCTGGTGGATAATCATCCATAGGACGAAATGCTTCCATTACCAGTTCATGCAGCGAGCATTTTCTTGATACTGTGGAACTATTACTATTACGTTTACAATATTGATAATCTTCAAAGAAATCTTCAGGAAAGTGAATATTGGATATCAGTTTAGAGAAAGAACCATCTTGGTTTTTATGTTTAATGAGTGATAAGTCTTTATAAGAGTTTGGATCGTAAATGGTACGAGTACCTTTATTCCCCAAACTTTTCTTTTGTAAATGGCTGCGAACATTTCCAAAATTTGATACAGAATACCAAAGATGTTCTTTACCATCAAGTACGATTATTCTCCATTCTTCTTTCATTTGAAGTTACACTCCACCATAATTTCTGTTAATGCTGCTAAAAGGTTTATTTCCTGGTCTGCTACGAACGCAATTTGATATTGATACTTAGCAATAATGAGCACAGCAGCAGCAATGCTAGGACCGTCAAGGGATGTAGTAAGAGAGTCGTAAATACGACGAAGAAGTACACTAGGATCATTGTCCAAATTATTAACGGTCCATTTCCTGACCGCTTGAAAATCCTTCTCCTTAAGAAACTTAAGCAACTCACTGACCGAGACATCACTAAACGAAGCAAGAATAGCACTATCTATACTACCACTAACTGAGTAACGTTGCAACTCGTTGAGTACACGACGCCAGTCAGGAAAGTGCTTGTTGATTAACGTTGCCAATACTTTCTGATCATATTCGATATTCTCTGTCTCAAGAATAGTCCTGACACGGTTGAAGAAGTGTCCTGCAATTTCTGGTTTTTTCTTGTTTGGAATTCCGAATTCGACCACCGCACATCGGGAGTGGAGAGGTTCGATAATTTTGTTTTTGAAATTACAGGTGAAGATGAAGCGACAGTTGTTATAAAATGTCTCAATATTCGCCCGTAAGAGGAGTTGTACATCATGGGTTGTGTTGTCAGCTTCGTCAATAATGATGACTTTGTGCTTTGCATCCAGTGCTTGAAGTGATACGGTCGAAGCAAAGTTCTTTGCTTGGTTTCGTACCGTGTCCAGAAATCGTCCTTCATCAGATCCATTAATAATAATATAATCGCAACCCAGTTGCTCACATAGAGCACGGGCCACAGTTGTCTTACCTACACCAGCAGGTCCAGATAAGAGTAAGTTGGGAATCTCACCTTTGCCGAGAAAGTCCTGAAAGGTCTTTTTCAGTTCACTAGGGAGAATACACTCATCAATTGTTTTGGGTCGGTATTTTTCAACCCAAAGAAAATCACTACGCACAATCAAATCCAATCAGGTTTACGGTTGGGGAGACGAAGATAATTATCGCACACCCATGGTTTAGATGCAACATACATCTTATATTTGTCAAAGATGGATATTGAAGTGTCAAGCTTGAACTCATCAGGTCCTGCAAAGACAAAAGGAGTGTGATCATCCCACTTCACATAAGGAATGATCTCGTCAGCAGCAATAAGAGTCCTATAGCAGGTATGGTTTTTTCCATACCGATTATAATACTCGTCACATAATGCAATGCCATGAGCGAGCAACCACCTAGAGTTTTCTACAGTCTCGTTCGCCCACTTGGTGCAGGGGTGATTACGGAACGCTCCTTTGTCTGTAGCGTATGGTGTGTCGTCTGCCTTAGGCAAAGTACCATAACCATGTCCCCACTTGTCTGAGGCGACTATAGCGAGCATCTGGCAGGTCTCCAGAGGCATCTTGACAATGTGCTTGTCAGGTAGAACCTCGGCAGACTTGGCGGGAGACTCGTCAGTGACAAAGATGTTCATAGCAAATGCGATACAGAGATCACTAGGAGGAATGTAACCATAATAACGATGTCCCAAGATTTTGTCCTTACAAAGTAAGGAATTGAAATACTATCACCCACCATCTGCAATACGACACCAAGTGTTGTATTGATATGAAGGATAGTAAAGTAGGCAATGATCACAAGACCACTGCCTAATACTCTCATAAAGACATCAACTTTGGTCATCAACCAAAAGTAGAATCGGGTTCTAGTGCAATAAAGTAACGGAGGTCATGATCCTTAGAAGTAAAGCAAGCAAGAAGTTTCTTAGAGATCTTAACCTCATAAGTTCCAGGAACTACGCGGATGTTCTCAACCTTGAAGTTAAAAGAAAACTCATCATTAGATTCAGCAACTACCACAGAATAGACATTGGAAGTGTCATTCTTTTTGTCGCGGACAATGAGTTTGACTACTCCATTTTCACCAATGACGGAGAGATCAGGTAATTGATACACTGCTGCTGCCTTAAGAACTTTTTCAAGTTGAGCAGTGGTCAGATCAAAAGCAACATCAACACTAGGAAGAGTTAGAGTTTGGTCTGGGGGAGCAATAATAACAGTGGGATCAGCAAAGAAATACTTGGAATGATTTTTACCTTCCCGAATGAATACATAAGAATCATTCTTGAAATCTAGGTCAGCATCACGATGTAAAGACAGACCGTTCAGGAACTGATTGAGATCATAGATACCAAAGTCCTTAGGAAACTCCTCGGTGATAGTTGCCTCAGCCAAGATGTTTTTCATTACTGACATCGTGCGAAGTTGACTTCCTTGCTTGAAGAGAAGCGACTGATTAATTGAAGAGAAGTTCTTCAACAGGTTGAGAGTTTTGTCAGAGAGTTTCATTGTCATTGAGGGTAGATTTCACGGTTAGCGTTTTTGTCATTGAAATGCATTAGAAGCACAGCATAATGCAGAATCTTCATAATGTCACGACGGGCGGTGCCTTTCTTGTCATATCGAGAGGCATACTTGAGAATATTGGATCGGCAGAATGCTTCACCATCACCACAAGCTTCGATAAGATCAAGGGTTTGAATCCTATCATCACCAGCAGAATAATGCTGATTATAAGTTCCAGAGATGTAATCTCTGAGCTCCTTGAGGATTTCTTCCTCGTTGTACTTGTGACGTTTGCCTTCATTAAAGGTTATTACATCATCATTAGTAAGGGTTATTCTATCGTCATTCTTATCTGGTGGAATCCAGAAACCTTCTCCACTCATTTCGTAACCTTCTTTGATCAGTTCATCATAGTTCATTGTATCAAAACTCCGTAGTGTTGTCAATAGTGTCAATAGTGTCAGTGTCAACATCAGCGTCGATCTTAGCATAAAGATCAGTGAATGCACTCTTGGTTTCTTCATCGAAACGATTGAGACAGACTTGAATTGCTTTCAGTTTGTCACCCCAGATAGCATATGCACGAGTGATGTGAACCAGGCGACGTGTGCTGATCACCTCATCGACACCACCATCATAGAAAGTCTTGCGGATGATGTCTGCCCAGTCAGCAAGGCGCTTGCAGAAGTTCTCATCGTCACAAACTTTGGTGAGAATTTTAGTCTCAACAGCGACAGTAGGATACTCCTGCTCAAAGGTCACAGGAAAACGCTCAAGGAATGCTTCATTCATAACATTGGTGCCGATGAAGCGACCATCCTCAGAACCTTTACCCTTGGTATTAGCAGTGGCAAAGATTTGAAAACCAGATGCTGGTTGAACATATGCACCAGTCTTCTTCAAGAACACCCCCTTACCTTCAAGGATTGATTGAAGACAAAGGATTTTATTGGAGGCGAGGTCAATCTCATCAAGGAGCAAGATTGCTCCACGCTGGAGTGCTTCGATGACTGGTCCATTGTGCCATACAGTAGCACCATTAACAAGACGAAACCCGCCGATAAGATCATCTTCATCAGTTTCAATAGTAATGTTTACACGGATAAGTTCACGTCCAAGTTGAGCACATGCTTGCTCCACACCAAGAGTCTTGCCATTACCAGAAAGACCAGTAATGAATACAGGGTAGAACATATTAGACTTAACAATACGTTTTACATCAGCAAAGTTGCCGAATGGAACAAAGTTCTCATCCTTTGCAGGAATAAGATTCTGCTGAACTACAGGCATAGCAGCAGGTGCTTGATAGTTACGTTCAATTTCTTCCACTTTACGTTGAGTTACTTCCAGATTCCATTTGCCGCGACCAACCTTATATTGCTCAAGTCGTTTGGTAATAGTCTGATATGCAACATCATGAGAGGCACAAAATCCACGGATGTCTGCAGCCGTAAACTCAGAACCATAGAGACTGCGAAGTTCTTCGATGTAGTTCACTTGAGAAGGCATTTGGTTGATCCGTTTGGTATGTATATACAATACACTAAAAAACCGCCCCGTGGGGCGGTAGTGGACAGTTTATAAACTGGCCTTTCTCTGAGCATTGTTCTCCTTCGGAGTCACGTACCTGAGGTTGTCAAGTTTGTTATTGGATGGATCACCATCAATATGGTCAATCACCACAGTGTCGCGCACCCATTGCTTTGCTTCCTCAGGAAGAGTGTTCCAGACTTCCTTGAGTACCTCTGGAGGATACTCATCGACAGGCTTCCATGCTTCCATCACTGCCTTGTGGACAGTAATATTCATCACAGATTTAGTACCACCCTTGGTACTAACGTGATCAAAGTCTTCAAACAATTCTGGACTAATGACAACGGTGAAGTTGCATTCATCCAAGCGACCACGCTTACTATACTTGTAACGCCAGGATTTAAATTTATTGCGAAAAGTGGTGTAGACATCTCCACACGTATTCACATAATAACCAGGAATAGTAACCCCATATCGAGTAAGAGGTTTCCACTCTGAGTTAGATTCAATACTAGTAATGATCATGATTTTTTAGATTAAAGTAGATTATGCAATTTGATCTACGAAGTCGTTAAGAATTTTACGATTCATAGAACTTGCTTTAAGTGATTTTTTGAATGCACTGCGAATCTGAGATTTGCTAGCAGCATCAGGAACAACAAACTCACTGTCATCGTTCAGTTTATTGGAAGCAAGAATGAATAGTCTGGAGAAACCCAAGGCAGTCAGGGAAAGACTACGTTCTTTCTTCCAAGTTCTTCTCATCTTTTCATCTTCAGACCCCCGAAGATCAAAGCTATTAAGCATTCGAGAGACATCAGAGTTAGTAACAATCCGAACACCAATGAAGTTAACTGAGGGATTTTCGTCTGCGATACACCGTAGAAATCCTTGTGTCTGAGTCCACCAGTTACCAACATCGTAGGAACCACCAGTCTTACGATTACGAAGGATCGTACCGTAGCGACAAGCGTTCATACCAATTCTATCACCAATTTGCACAGTTCGCACAGATCCTTGTGCTTCTCCATCAGTCAGAATAACACACTGCACCTTTTGAACGCCAGTTTTTGATTTGAATTGAGGAATAATCTTCCTGAGACAAGCGATTGCCTCGTTGAGAGGAGTGCCAGATAGTGAGAAGGCATTACAAATATTGTAGTGCCATCTGTAACCGCGACGACCTTGACCATCTTGATGCCATGCCAAGCGATAAAGATTTTCACAATCCCTTTCAAAGTCCTTTGACTTTGCAGTGCTACTCAGGACATTCAACAAATGGAAATCTGCAGGAATAGCAATCTTATTCTCTTCATCTTCATGATGAAACCTAAGATGTGAATTGAATTCACTCTCACGAATTTCCTCAGGAACATATTGGAAACGAAAATCATTGGTGAAAGCATACACATCAAAAGGAATGTGGACTTTCTTACAGAATCGAACCAGATTTAAGAGTTGTTTGATCGTATCTACAAGTTTATCGCTCATAGAACCAGACCAATCAAGAAGAAAGACTAGTCCATGATTTTTACCATCAGGAACAGTGGTAATTTTCTTGAATAGATCTTCATTGTACTTATATGTGTGAAGCTTAGAGCAATCTAAGACACCAGTGCGAGCAATAGTAGACCGCGAATAAGCATCAGCAGACTTACGACACTCAAACTCTTTAACCATGTAACTCACTTCTTTAGAAGAAGACTTCTTGTGAGCATTATACTCAGAAGTTACAGCAGTGAAATCAAATTCACAATTCTCGGGAGGATTACTCCACCAGAATTCATTGATTTTGCGGATATAGTCATTACCTATCATGATTGTGTCAAGATCCATGTCAGGAAACTCAACATACACTGGGTCTCTACCATCTCTTGCAACATTAAGATCCTGAACAGATTCGCTTAGGTTAGTTTCAGTCTTAACTTCTAGGGGATTTACAGGATTGTAATGACTACCACCCCCAGAAGGCATAGTAGTAGAAACGGAATCTTCAGAAACAACATCAGAATCAGAGTCGTCAGTCTGAGAAGAATTACCAGGAGTGGAATCCATAGAGGACTCAGAAGAACCAGAGTCAGAGCTAGAAGAACTTTGTTGCGACGAACTTTGCGGAACGCTTTCTTCATTCTTTTGGAGATTTTTTTCAAGAGTTTGTTCATACTGTTGCTGACGTTGGCAATATTCATAAAGATTTTCAGAGACAATTAAGACATCAGCAAAAGTTTCGCATTCGGAAATTTGATTGATCAGATCCATCTCTTCCCCACTCTTAATGGGTATGTCAGAAAAATTGCCAATCTTGAAGTGCAGATTAGCACGATCAGCAAGATTCATGCTATCAAGATCTTCTTCCTCAATACCAAAGAAATCCTGGTCACTCAGATCACTATACCCCCGATAGAAGGTTTTGGCAAGACCTGCATACTTTCTCTTCATCAGTTTCTCGATGCGAGCATCTTCAACTACATTGATGAATTGGAAAGGAATATTTCTTGGGGGATCTTCATTAGGAGTGAAGAGAGCATGTCCGACTTCATGTGCGACCAGAAGATCATACACGATGTTAGAAGCACGTTGCCACATCGGAAGGACCAACAATCGGTTATTAACATCGAAGGACGCTGTGTCAACATGCTTGTTTTCAACGATGAGATTCTCAGTCGCTAGCAGTTTGGCGAGTTGACCTTTGACCTCATAGTTAACGATTGCCATTGCTGTGTCCGTTTCGATGTCCTTAGTATAGGGCAGAGTGGGGCAGAGTCAGGGGCAGAGTGGACACTTTCACAACTGTCCACCACCTAGGCAAGTGGAATAAATAATATGTCCATGATATTATAATAATCATGAAAAAACTACTTGCTTTTCCTCTAATGCTTTCTTTAGTTTGCATTACAGGAACTGCTCCAGTTGAAGCAAAGCGAAACAACCCTGGAGTTTCGACTCCAAAATGTACAAGGAAAAGACCTTGTTCACGACTGCCGTTGCTTCCTAGTCCACCAAGGAAACCAAAACCCTGTAATATTTGGACTTGTACAACACCTCCTAATGGCACACCTGGTGTCATTGGAGAACCAATCGACTTTGGCAAACCAATGCCAAGACCTTGGAACAAACCTCGTCCTGGTACACAATGGCGTTGACCACTTCCCAAACTGTCCACTCTCAGGAACGATGCTCGTCGTTCAAATCATTGATGAACCTGATCAAAGAACTGTCAGAGAACTGCATGAACTCGTAGTTGTCCTTATCTAAGCAGTGGCCTCCCCATCCAAACTTACCATCCCATCCAGGAACTTGAGTGTGTGATCTGCCGATCCTAGGATCAGAACCAACTAATGCAGCAAACGCTTCATAGGATGAATCGCACTCAAGATTTTTATGAATTTTATACAGTTCATTAAAGTAACTGACCTTTAAACCTAGGAAGAAATTCTCTGCATACTTTACTAGGGCAGCAGTTTTAATATCTGTAGTATAGATCTTACCAGCATTCAACTTGTCTAGTCTGGTCCAGAAGATATCAGCAATAACTTCACATGCAGTTTCGTCACCACCGATAATACAGAAAGTTTGATTCTGAAACTTCTCAATATTGTTATTAGAACTCAAATACTCTGGACTATGGACAATTTTGATGTTCTGATATGTATCCTCAGCCCATGAATAAAAGTTAGGCGTTGCAGTTGACTTACAACATACAGTGGTCTTCTGTCCAATGTATGTGTTCAGTTCATCCAAGACGGGTTTGATAATCTTAGTGTTATCTTCCTTGGGAGTATCGACGCAAACAAAGACGGCATTAAATTCTTGCCCAGTAAAATCTTTGATCTTATTATTATTAATCTTTGGGTCAATAATAACTTTTTCTTCATCAGTGAAGATAGATGCCACGGCAGAACCAACGTAACCATGACCGACAATCATTACTTTCATAATACCTTTTGACTAAAACCTTTGACTTTTTCAAATTTGATAGAGTTGGGAAATCTATCGTAGAGTTCTGTCTTGTGAGAGATCACAAATATATTAGCATCTCTGATAACAAATCGAATGATCTTCAAGAACTCTTCGGTTCCCATTCCATCGAGAGAACTATCAAACACTTCATCCAGGACAAGGAGGTTGGTGTTTGTAGAGTTCTTATATTTAGCAACCTCTCTCCAAGTGAACAAGAGAGCAAGGTCAATACGCATCTTTTCTCCTTCGCTGAAGGATGCGTAAGAAAAATTTTCGTGAATAGGAGACTGAACAGTCTCACTAAACTCTTCGTCCAGAGTGAAGTTTATATAAAACTCCATCATCTGAAGATAGCGATTAACTTGTTGATTGATTAGGGGGAGATACTTTTTGATGATCTTGGTTTTTACTCCCCCATCCTTAAGTAAGGAATATACAAACTCGTTGAGATAAATTTGTTCTTTATCGGTAGCAAGTTCGTTGTAGGATGTCTTCAGTTTTTCGTTGAAATCTCTTAACTTGTCATGCTCAGTATTTCGGTTTGCAATTTGCTCGGTAATTCTTTGAACTTCCGATTCCAGATCTCGGCATTGACGTTGCAACCCAGAAATCCGAACATTGTTTTGAGAAATGCCATGTGTTAGTGAAGATGCCTCCTTAGTGAGCTCAGTAAAACGAATCTGTTTAGACTCCTCATCTTGTAGTTTGGTTTCAAGTTCTGAGAGACCTGTTTCTAGTTTGGTTACAGAAGTATTCAGATTCGTAATTCTATTTAATCTAAAACTTTCTTCTATATCCTGAGTGCATGTTGGGCAAACCGTATTTTTGTCAAAAAAGTTACGTTCTTCCTGTGTTGCAGTTACTTTTGTTCTTAATTGTACACGAATATTATTCATTTTTTTAATCGTGCTCTGAGGGTTAGTTGTCTTCTCCATCTCAGATTGAACTTTATTCAATTCATTACCAAGTGTTTCATTATCAACCAGATAAAGATCAACTTCAGTATTCAGTTTAGTAATCTTTTCTGTATTAGCATCTATATTGTCATTGCTACGAGTCTCCAACTCATCAATAAAATTTTTCTGCATCTGAATTTTTTCCAGAAGAGTTTCTTTCTTGAGATCAAGAGTTCTGACACGATCTTTATTTTCACGTATTCTATCTCTAACAATATTATTCATAGCAGAGAAGATCTTAATGTCAAGAATATCTTCAATGACTTCACGTCTTTGAGATGAACCAAGTTGCATGAATGGAGTAAATCCAGCAGATCCAAGAATTACAATCTGAGTGAAGGACTTATAATTTAACTTAAGAATTTGCTGCTCAAGTTTCTTTTGTTGGTCATTCGCATTTGATGATTGATCTTGCATCTTACCATCAATCCAAATCTCAAACTTATTCGGTTTGATGCCACGAACAATTCTATACTCCTTTCCTTTGATATCAAACTCAATTTCAACTACACAATCTTTTTCGTTTATAGAGTTAACTAGTTGTGGTTTATTGATCTTTCGATATGGTTTTCCAAACAACGAAAAGGTTAGAGCATCAAGAACTGTTGACTTACCAGCACCATTAGATCCAATAATGATTGTACCGTGAGCTTCATTCAGTTTAATTTCAGTCCAGTGATTTCCAGTGCTGAGGAAGTTTTTCCATTTAACATTTTTAAAAACGATCATAATTCAGGGGGCACGACAATATCGTTGGGGGTGATGATAACGTATTTTAAATTCTGATGATGACAAGTTTTTTTTGCTAGATCCTCATCAACTTCAGTAACCTTGACAAGATTATACTTCTCACTATCTTGCAACATCATAGCATATCTTTCAGCGTCGTCCTCTTTTTCAAAGAACATTATAACCTTTTCTCCCCATCGATTGTGGACAGCAAAAGCTCCAGAGTCTTCATTTTGAGCAACGCTGACCATATACATCATTCTACTTCACAAGCCTCTTTATAGATCAAACTGACAAGATTCTTTACAGCAGATTTATCAACCTGAGTATCAGACTCCTCAATGTATCTAGAAAGGATCGCAAGTGTATCTTCAGATTCAAATGCTTCAAAGTCATCGTTCTCAATGACGTTGAAGTTTTCTACAATCTTTACTTCTGCTGGTGCTGCAGAAAAGATTTTATCAATAAACTTTTCAAATGCAATATCATCAGTCTTTTTACGAACAATAACTTTTAGAATTTTTCCAGAGCACTCAGTTGCATCAAACAATTGATATGGAGTATCTTCATAATAGACTGTATGAAAAATATGGAATGGATTATTAACTGGAGTATGCTCTAGGGTTTCAGTATCAAAGATGTGAAATCCTCTAACGTCTCCAGCATCATTCCAATACATTTCATATGGATTGCCAAGATAGTGAACATTGGCTTGATTACTGCGGTGATGATAGTGCCCAGTGAACACTTTATCATAGCGAGAAAAAACATCTCTGTCCATACCATGTTCCATCCAGATTCCATGGTTTGCTTTGAAACCTTGCAATTCCAGATGCCCGAAGGCAACTTTGGACTTTGACTTTGAAACTTTTTTGAGAACTTCTGTTTTAGTATCTTCAGTAATCCAAGCAATCAATGATATATCTAACCCATCAATTTTAATTTCCTTAAAATTAGATACAGGAATAATATTGTCGTACTCTCTGAGCAGCAATTCAATGGCATTAATGTCGTTCGTATTTTTATAGTATGCGGTATGATTGCCGACAACCGTATACACTTTGACTCCCATTCTTCGGAGGCGATCATAATAATTTTTCTTAGCCCATGATAAAGCAGAAAAGTCGATGCCTTTACGGCTATCGAAAGTATCGCCCATGTCGATGACACAAGTGATATTCTGTACTTCCAGAGTTGGGAAGAAAACTTCATTATAGAATTTTAGAAAATAGTCATGGAACAGTTTTGAATTTTTACGAGCACCGAAGTGTTGGTCTGTAATTACTGCTACCTTCATTGATTCTTCAACTTGTGATAAACGTTGTCTTTGATTGAATTATAACTGGAATAGTTATTTCCGCCAAGGGTGTTATCATCTACAAACACTTCGTCATAACCAGACTTAGTGAGAATTTTATTTTTGATTTCTAATTGCTTCTTCTCTTTTTGAATACGACGGAGGAAAGCGTAGTGAATAATCTGAGTGAAGTATGCAAAAGGATTGGTTGATTTTGCTGGATCAAAATTGTTGATGTACTGCACACAATTTTCAATACCATCACAAACCATGTCATCCTTGAACATGTAGTTCACGAAGTTTGGTTTGAATGAAAGGTGAGTGGCAATCTTCAAGAAACATTCCCCAATATAATTTGGGATTCTTGGTTTCTGTTCTCCCAGTTCTACTGCTGCTTTGACTTTCTTTTTGTAGATAACCAGAGCTTCGAGAAACTCCTTGTTATTTACATAGTGTTCGGACCTCTTTCTCCCTCTTGGCATAATCGCATTCATTTTATGAAGTATATTTATATATTGTATTTAAACTATAACAAAATCCACTGCATTTGTCAAGAGCTTGACAAGACTCTGAAATACCTGTACAATTACCTTTGTGGAGGTTCAAAAGGATTTAGTAGCTTTAAGTTTCTTGTTCTAAACGAAAGATCTTTTCAAGTAATTGTTTAGCGTCATCTACAGTAGAGATATATCCCATTCCTCTATCAATATCATTTCTATCAGAAGGAAGTTTATCTAACTCCTGTTCCATAACAAATCGACAATGCATAGTAATCATATCCATATTGTTATTTTCTGTCATCGTAAGAATATTCTTTATATCAATGATATAGAGAGTATCATCTGTTGTCTTTAACCATGGTTCAACTTTATATCCAATAGCCATACCATTGTGAGGTAGTTTTACTTCCTCAACAATTACTGGATCAGACAACAACAAAAGAGTTCTGTCATCTTCATCAGAAGCAGAGACTTTAGCAAAGATCTCTTCTCCAGATAATAATTTTATTGTTGCATAGAAATCATCTTCCATATTATTTTGATAGATTGACTGAAATAATATCGTAGTTAAAGTTTTCCTCGTTATAAATTCTGATCCTCTCTATCAAATGATTTAGTGTATAGTTCTTTCTTGATCCTTTTGTGCAGTCATCGGATATATCATATAGCACTGCTTTATCTTTGTTAGTCCCCTTTCTCAATACTCGTCCGATGGATTGTAGATTCCGTATTCTTGATTTAGAAGGAGAAGCAAAAATAACGTTATGTAGATTTTTAATGTTAATTCCTGTGGAGAAGGTTCCATAAGATGCTACGATAATTGCATTGTTTTCAATGTCAACGATCTCTCTAACTTTCTCTCTTTCTAGGGAATTAACCCCACCATGAACGTAAAAGACCTTTCGGTTTTCTTTTACGGAACTATTTATTAGTTCAAATAATGGCTGTCCGTGAGACTCTACTCTATTAAATAGAACAAGAGTATTTCCATCCAAGTCTACTGTTAGATTTTTGATGAAATTATTTCTTCTTTCGTGTGTTATAATGTATTGAACTTCATCTTCATATGTTTCAAATATTTGAGGATCATGTTTGAGGATGATACAATTGATATCAAGTTTAGATACATGGCCCTTTTTCATCAGTTCTTCTGTTCTGATGATTTTATATGAAGGACCAAACAATCCTTCCAAAACCCACTTATGAGTTTGTGTCCCATCTAATGTTCCAGTAAAACCATAACGATACTTTGCAGTATGCATCTTCGTCATGATATTGATTAAAGACTTAGACTTAAATAAGTGTGCCTCATCTCCAATCACAACATCAAACTTCTCAAACCACTTACGTTCTAGCTTGTAAACTGATTGCCAAGTTGTAATTGTGATTGCTTTGTTACTCTCCTTCTCCTTCCCCGAATATATTTTGTGACAATATGTCTCAGGATCCCATCCATATTCCTCAAAGTCCTTATACATCTGCTCTACTAGAGATGTCGTTGGAACAACTACCAGGATTTTTCTGTTGTAGTCAGTATGATATCTTGAAAGAGCATACACCATCAAAGATTTGCCAGATGCAGTGGGACTTATCAATAACCTTCTATTGTGTCTTAGAGCATCGTATACTCCCTCTACTTGGTATTCGCGTGGTTTATGACAAGCAATCTTAGTCATATAATCCTTTACGCCCTCCTTTGAAATCATTTCATTGACTTCAAATGGTGTGCCAAAAAATTTATTGTCTACAAATTTGTAATCATAATCATATTGTTTGCAGAAAGAAATGACCTTATCAAGGAGACCAACATAGATCTCTCCTGTATGCGTAGAGAATAATCGTATCTTTCCATCCCAATACTTACTTCTGTATTGAGGCATAAATTTTGCACCAGGAACTTCAAATGTGAAGTGATCTGATAGTTCCTGATATACGTGTGGCTCAGCAGATATCTTCAGATAAACTTCATTCTTCTTTTGGATTTCGAGATTAACCATATCCACTAATGAATTTTTGCCATTCAATTGCATTCTTAATTTGATAAGTGCGATTACCTACCTGCTTGAGAATGCTCTCAATATAATTTAGCTGAGTTTCATAGTAGTCGATTTTTAAATTAACCTGACTAAGTTTTTCATCAGCACTTAAATATCTTTCCATATCGCTCTTGTCCCTAACTTTTCTGGGGAAAGGATTTTCAATATAAACATCTGGGTCTGCTTTACCAGAGTAATACTGATACCGTTCGTGACGAATATTTCTTTTTTGTTGTTCTGCCCTCTTCCTCAAGAGGAGAAGATTGTTAAAAATATCATGATACTTTGCATGTAGTGCTGGTATCTTTAGTGATTCTGTGTGAAGATTATCTTGATCAATCTGTGAGTCTTTTTCCCACATACTTTGTATAGTATCAAGATTCATAAAAGTTTCCCGCTCAAGTCTGTTACTTCATAGTAAGTATACTTGAAAGTAACGTCTGCTGTAAAGTAGTCTATATCAGTTGGTGTAGCATCAAACTGAACTGTAGATAAATTTACTGGAAACAATCCATAGAACTTTAGATAGAACTGCGGAGTCATATTATTACTCAGAATTTGTAGAGTTCCATCTGAAAATAATTCCTCCTCTCCCATTTCAGATGCATTCTTATAAAGAGCAGCACCCTTTGCTCTTTCATCATATATTTGCTGCAAAGATTCTGGAAATCCAAGACCACGCATCCAGTTCTGGATCTGCATATAGTTTTCTAAGTCCTCATCAATTAAGAATCTCAGAGAGAAATCCTCAAACTGTAGCACATCACCAGGTCTGTCTATCTCTTTAAGATATGTTGGTTGAATAGCAACTCCAAGAGTTACTGCTGGTAAATTGCAAGAGTTGGCAAAGAAACTTGCTTGTGGACATCTCTGCAGGGAAAATTTAAATCCTGTTGGAGATAGGAAATTTCTATTTTGTATCTGTCTTTTATATGGGTTTGAATTGGTCATACAAACATTCCTTTCTTATCCATGTACTGGAGAGCTTCTTTGAGATTACCAATATGCTTGGCACCAATAGCAACTTGAGGATACGTTGCTCCTGCACCAAACTCTTGATTAAATGCCCTTTGTGTAAAATGTTCATTGAGACGATACTCATGAAACTTGACATCAATATGAGATAGTAGGGAGCAGATTCTTCCACACTCCTGACTACCATCACTATAGACTACGCAAAGATTGTCGAGCATTTTGTTTCTAGCAAGTCTTTGGTTTTCTTTTTCCCACATATCAGCAACCATATCAACAGTATGTCTTACTGGTTGAGGTATAGGAGTGGCATTTTGCCATTCATCAATTGCTTCTTGCGTGGGAATAGCAATTCTGAATGGGATGTCATCATCAATGAACTCTTGGTTCATATCAATATATGTTTGAGGAGTAATTTTAAGTTCAGTCACGTTGCCTCCAGTCATCAGGTTTATCTTGCTGAAACCAATTTTTAATGTCTTCAGGACTATCAAATCCAGTTTTATGATTGGATGGATCTGGATCTCCTAAACCCATCCTATTCATAAAATCATCTATACTTCCCTCTTCAATGTTTTGTGATGCTTGGCGTCTTGCCATCTTTAACATCTCATTAGCAGATGTATTTGCTTTAGCAAGTTTCTGTGCCCAAACCATATCGTCTAGTTTGACTTCTTCATTATTTGCAATACATTTGCAAATAAATTCTAATCGCAGTCTATATTGGGTAGATAGCATGTAGATTCAACTCGTCATCTCTATTTAGA